AAACCAAGAAAACACTCCAAAATCAACTATAATTGTATCTAATTTTTTAAATTTGCATGTCCTATGAAACGGTGCACTTCTCAATTAGAATCTGGCGCACTTCTCGATTAAATTTTACACATCTATGGTTTCAATGATGCACTTTAATCCATTCAATGGAAGTACCTTTATTATCAAAAATACCACAGGGCAAGAATGCTTCGTTCAGCTTCCCAATGAGGGTACAGTTCGATTTGTATTGGACTTAGCCGTAAATGAGCCATTTATTTATCGTATTAAAGCATTTTGTCTGCCGGGGAACAATGTAGTATCAATCGGATTAGACAATAATACTGCTATAAAATGTTATGTCAATGGCAAAGAGCAAGCGGCTTCTACCAAATATCAGTTGGTCGCCAATCATCTGTATGAATTTACATTGATATATGACGGTAATCATCATACTATTTGGCATCTTAAAGACATTACTTAATGCGTAAAGACATCGAAATACATATAGAAACCGGCGACGTGGCAATCGACCCTCAGAACAAACCGAAATTCAGGGAGTTCCGATGGGTTGACCAGCCAGCTATGTTATCACGTTATATCTATGGCGAGATTGACGTGCCGTACACCGTTCGCGAGAGAACCATATTGACACATGGATTGTCGTTCACAATCCCATATACTCCTAAATACAAAGAGTTTATGGTTCGCATACGTCGTGTCAACGATGAAGGCGTTTTTGCGTATGTAACAAATGAGGTTGATGGCTCTCAGTGGTTCCTCGTAAAAACTAAAATCTATGGAGGTGAACTGAAAAATGTATTCGCTTCCACATTGCCTGCGATTTCCGAAAATGGATTCTATATAGCACTCAAAGACGGTTTCGCCCAGCTATATTCAAGCAATCAGTCAGATTTCAATATAATCAAAGCCGGTAGGCAAAATGCAAACTGTCTGTTGGCTTGTTTCCCCGGTGGCAACTATCGCTATCCGTTAACCGGCGTTGGGCTGGCACGATGGATAAACTCCAACAATGTTGCTTCAACCAGTCTCACCCAGGTTCTTCAAACTGAATTTAGTGCAGACGGCATGTCTATTAAAAACGCCTCCTTCAACTATGATACAAAACAAATGGAGTTGGACGCTAAAGATTTGGAGGTATAATCATGGCAACATACATAGTCAAACCCAATCAGAATCTCTTTGACGTTGCACTGCATTTGTATGGTAGTGTCGAGGGTCTGTTCGATCTCTTGATTAGCAACCCCGGACTTAGCATGACGTCTGATTTGACTTATGGTCAAGAGTTAGAATACCACGAAGAGTTTATCTTGAACCCATCAATCGTCAGTGAGTTCAAGAATCAAAATATCACGCCTTCATCGGGGTCCCGTAAAGTATATTTCAAGCGTCCTGATGAAGACTTGATATTCTTGATAGGTGTTAATGCCGATATGGCCCTCACCAGCCTTAAAGTTGCTGGAGAGGGTACAATGATTATCGACTGGGGTGACAATTCCCCGTTGGAATATATCTCATTGACATTCAATCTCCACACGATTGAGCATTACTTTGACAGTGAGGTTGAAAAGCGTCGTATCCGCATCTTCGGCAATACCAAAGAGTTGAGGCTCACCCAGCTTGACACCTCCGGATTGGGAGGTGCCTTAGTGCTATGCAAGCCTATTGTTGTCGATGAATATACTTGTATCGGCAGAGGATACTCTCTAATTGGTCTGGCATTACTGGAAAGTACATATAAAGTCAATCTCCGGCAAGGCATGATTACAGATTTGTTGCCTATCGGGGATATGGGCCTTCAGGAACTTGATTTGACTGATGCCTATTACATGAATGATGATGTTTTGGATGACTATCTGGAATATATTGTCGCCCATTACGAAGACCGCCGTCCTTGCACAGTATATCTGACAACAGAGCCTACAGAGAGAGGTTATGCCGCAATTGACACTATTTTGAATGAGCCGGAGTGGAATATCTCTGACACATGGAAATTCTATATCAACAACGAATTATACCAGCCAAGCAATGACACGAACATTGAGTGAAATATATGCCGACGCAAGAGACTGTCGCAACAACTATTTGGAGCTGACCGAATTTGAAAACAGCTCCAAAATGTCTATTCTTGATGCCTTTACATGGGTAGTGGCCGCTTGTATATGGACATTTGAAAATATACTGGAGGTATTCAAGGTGGACCTTGCCAAAGACCTCCAGAACCGCATCAATGGTACGCCATCATATTTCGCCAATGCTCTGCTGAAATATCAGTCGGGCGACGACTTGGTTATGAACGAGGAAGGCACCCAGTTCCTATACCCCAATGTAGACATATCCAAGCGTATCGTTACAAAAGTGGCATATTATGAAGAAGACGAGGCTGGCTTCCATGACAAAATAGTCAGGTTCAAGATTGCAACCGGTAAGCCGGGTGCGTACTCCAGAATTGAGGATAGTGAACTCGTAGCTATTCGTGCATATCTCAACAAAATCCTTTTCGCCGGTCAACACGCAAAAGTGGTCAGTCGAATTGGTGACGTTTTGGTTCCCAGGGTGGTAGTCTATTATGACGGAGCCGTCACTGAAGACGATTTGTATTCCTCAATAGAGGAAGCTTTGAATAACTATATCGCCAGCATCGATTTCAACGGTTTGGTATATTCTCAGAAAGTCATTGATAGTATTCAGAGTGTCGCACACGTTACCGATGTGGAAGTATCATCTAACGACACTGATCATCAAGGCATCTTTGTTGCCCGCTATGATGATGACAATAATCTTATCACGGATGAGAACGGCAATGTGATGTCCAAAATAGGCCGCTATTACGTGCCGAACTCCGGATACATCAAGCAGAGTTCATGCTCCGGGGCCGAGAAGGATATTCCCAAATGGCGTGATACCATCATTCTTAAACTGGAAGACAACGTATGAGATACTATATCAATTTTGACAAAACCATAAATCAGCTTGTGCCTTACTACCTTGGGGGGCGCAAACTGATTTTATATCTGCAAGCGCTCTTACACCCGTTACGCCAAGTCAATGATGAATTTGTTGACTATGCGAAAGAAACCCGAATAGAAGCTGCTATGACCTCTCAGATATTCAAATTTGAGTGGTATTTGAATCGAAAATTCAAAAAGTATTTTGCTCATGGAGGCAAAATTACGATCAAAAATTCAGATGCGATTGGCTCCCCGATATATAAGGAATCTGCAAACATTTCCGATAGTGAAAATATGCTTGTATTTCTTGAAACGGAAACTGATACACCTCGTCAGCTTGTACTCTATCGTAGTGATGAACAGACTGATGAAAGCAGTGTGAGCTTTATTGTGACCACACCTCAAATTGATACGAAGCTCATATCAGAGCAAAAATACATCGCAATGCTGAGATATGTCATTGACAGGTATCGTATTGCCAATAAAACTTATATAATCAAATACGAATCGAAATGAAAGAATTTAGCGCACAAACTGGTGGACGCTATACTTATGCCGATGACCTGGAAAATCTTCAGGAGTTGGCTTTGGCTTTCTCCCAGCTTTTCGATGACTGTGACAACTTCATTGTCAGTGGTTGCGAAGTCGCATCCGGAGCAATCAGTGCCGGTTATGTGTTCTTGAATGGCAAGATGCGATATTTCTCCGGCGCTACCGGTATCTCATCGTGGCCCCAGTACATCTACGAATTGAACACGACTGAAAGTGTTCCTTACGAAAGCGGTGGTTCAAAGGTTGGCCGTAATCTTTATGGATGCGCCATATCTAAGACTGTGCCGGGAGTGCAAGATGAATTGACAGGCAAGGCCCCACAATCGATTGCAATTACATCTACTGGCGGGTTACGCATGAAAGATGCTTTCATTGGCAAGTACGCCTTGCTTCTCAATCCGGCCAGCGGTTCTCAGACTGTCAACAGCATGGTCAATTTCATCAAAGCGGTTCAGACCAATGCAGACTTCATCGCAAACAAGAATGTCGTAGTAAAATCCGGGGCTGTGCGCACGACGCTCAGCTACAGTGGCTCGACGTTTAACCTTGAGTCAACCGGAGGCGTCAACCGTTATCGACTATCCTTGATTGACGGTATTGGATTCCGATTCTACGTCAATGGTGTGATTATTGCTACCATTGAGGCATCTTCGATAACATTCTCCAAACCAATATTGGCCAACAGAGGAACTTTTGGTGGTCTGGTGTTAACCGGCAATAGTCTTTATCAAGGCTCTGCAAATGCCGAGGCAACAGTGTATATCAACCAATACGGTTATAACGGCGGTGCCACTCAATATCGAAACACCGTCATAGGCAATGGTAAAGGAGGCACTATCTTTAGTGTCACCGGTGCCAATGGCTATGTCGATGTATTTGGACGCACCCAGATTGCCGCCGGGACTATGGATGGGCTTGTCTTGAAGGCCAGCGTAATTCGTGACAACAACTCCCTGACCAATGCAATTGCCTGGAAGGATTCCGCAAGCGCAGTCATGGCTCGTATTGGCTTCCTCAGTACGACTGACCAGAACTTCTCGATTGCATCTTCGTCTTACAATATCAACATCACTGGCGGCAAGACAGTCAACATAGGCCCGGCTATCATGGAAAATGGCCAGCTTCTGTCAGAAAAATATGCCACTCAAATGAGTATGACTGAGGCTTTGAAAAAGAAGGCCGATGACAATAATGTGTATAGTAAAATGCAAGCTGATGAGAAGTTCGCAACAAAGAATGGCGGCCTATCTCAGTTTGTCAATGCTACTACCGATGCTGTGGCTTGTCGTAGCCATATAGGTGCAGTAGGAACGAGTGATCTGGATTCCTATGCCAAGATAAGCAATTATCTTGCTGACATGGCTAAGACCGAGGCCGACAAGCAAAAAATCCGCACTAATATAGGAGCCGCGACTGCCGGAGACTTCCAGCCCAAGCTTCAGGATTCTGGTTGGATTCTGATTAAGGGCTCTTTGTATGTGCGTCAGATAGGTAACATCGTGTGTATCCAAGGTTCAACAAAGACTATCCACTCCGGAACAGTGTTTACTATCCCGAACACTATAGCGGCTCCGTCTCATGCAGTCAAACAGACCATTGCGTTTGCGAACAATCGTAGTTGGGTTTGCAAGATTGCCGCCGGTCAACGGGCCTGCACAGTAGTGTATTGTGATAGTAGCTGTGGAAGATCAACTGAATTTTCACTAACATATATGGTATAACAATGAAAACGTACAATTCCCCCGGACAGGCCCGTAGCTTACGAGAAATTGAAGCCGCTGCCATGAGTCCGACAACCCAAATCATCAAAGACATCGATGGAATCATTCAACCCATACCAGCCACCGTCGAAAAAGAAGAGGAAGAAACCAGGTCCGAAACCAAAACGGAAGGCACCTCCAAAAAAGCGAGGTCGAAAAAGAAAACCGAGGCTGTTTGATGAAGTTGAGCTCGGTTATAATTTACGTCTTAACGCTCCATTGGAATACGACCTGATAATGCAAGTGGTCGGCGCCAATGGAGCACCAGACGGAGATTTGATAGAAGCCGTCAGCTACTCGTCTGTCAACCCCTTTTTCAGGACTGAGGAATTTCGGTGGATGCTGATTCGATATAGAAAAGAGGGGTGTTTTGCAGAGCACCCCAGACGCCCACCGTCCCCTCAAATAATCCTCAAAGCTATACAAAAACGTAGAAACTATCGTGAAAGGATAGAGTGAAAATTAGTGCGAATGAGAAAAATAATTCGCACTTTTTTCATCTGCTTGAAAAAATTTCGCTATCTTTGCGGTGTTTTTCAAATTGACTTCGTACAGAATCCCTTTCAAAAAACCATGCAACACCCTGCAAATGAAAGATTTTACCGTGTCTGTGCGAAAGCTCACAGACGTTGAACTCTTACAGGAGGCTTGTGCAACGACTTTTCTTGGAGTAAGTCACGCCACGTTGATTTCTCTTTACAAGTCTGAGCACTCTCCGGTCCGAACTCAAATGTTCTGGATAAGCCTCAAAAACATTCCCCTGTTCATCAGCACTCACCTAATTCGTCATCACGTCGGCTCCGTACCATTCCAGCTTACTTGTCGCGATGACCGTAATGGCGGTAATCCCGGATTGATTGGCAAAATAGATGCTATCAATGAAAAACTGGCCATGCTGTTGTCGATGATCAATCACTCGGCATACAGTGACCAAGAATCTCTCATTCGCAGCATTATCGAAGAGTTGGACTGGCTCAAAGAAAATGCTGACCGATATACACCCGTCAATCTTAGCCTGTGCATCAACGCCCAATCTTTGCTTGATATGTCAAAGCTTAGATTGTGTACCGGTTGTGCTGCACGGGAGACTGTGATTGTCTTCCAGGCTATCAAAAATGAAATAGCAAAAGTTGACCCTGATTTGGCTTCTATGATGGTTCGCAAATGTGTGTACCGTAATGGATTGTGTGGCGAACAGCGCTGCTGTGGATTCAACCATACGCCTGCATTTGAAGCCGAGCTCAAGGATTACGTTTCTCATTTCAGTGAGAAGCAAAGAGGTATCTTTCACAAATCCGCAGAAAAGAAATGACCATACAAGAGTGGCTAAACAATCAGGATTTGCCTATCACCATCTGGGAGAATAAATATCGTAATGGCGATGAGACATTTGAGCAATGGCTTGATAGAATCACAAACGGAGACGACACAATCAAACAGTTGGTGCGAGAAAAGAAATTCATTTTCGCCGGTCGTATCCTGTCCAATCGAGGCGTAAAGGGACGTAAAATCACCCTCAGTAACTGTTATGTTGTAACTCCTCCAGAAGACAATCTGGAGTCCATATTCGAGGCTGGAGCAAAGATGGCCCGTACATTCAGCTTTGGCGGTGGTTGCGGTCTCGATGTCAGCAAGCTTCGACCCAAGAGTGCGCCGGTAAACAATGCCGCCAAAAGCACATCCGGCACCACCAGTTTTATGGACTTCTATAGTTACATTACTGGCCTAATCGGGCAAGAAGGGCGCCGTGGAGCAACTATGCTCAGCATCTTTTGCGAACACCCGGATCTTGTTGAGTTTATTAACCTCAAATCTAATCTCGACATATGCACAAAGGCAAACATATCGGTTCGTATGACCGATGCTTTCATGCAGGCCGTAGAGAATAATTCAGATTTCACCCTTCACTTTACTCTGGAGGATGGTTCTGAAATTAAGAGGGTTGTTAATGCTAAAGAAGTGTTCATGCTACTTGCCCAGCGCAACTGGGAAATGGCAGAACCCGGTATATTGTACTGGGACCGTATCGCTAATTACAATCTCCTTCAGAATACCGGCTTTGAGTATGCCGGAGTCAACCCCTGCGCGGAAGAACCCTTGCCTGCCGGTGGTAGCTGTCTCTTAGGCAGCATCAACCTCAGCGAGTTTGTCAACGACCCATTCACCGGATATTCCACTATCGACTATACTGGCCTTTATCAAGTCACACGAGCTGCTGTAAAGGCACTGAATGATGTACTCGATGAAGGTCTGCCACTCCATCCGCTTCAGGAACAGCGTGATTCAGTGCGTGACTGGAGACAGATCGGGTTAGGAACTCTGGGCCTGGGCGATATGCTCATCAAGCTTGGTGTCAAATACGGTTCCAAGGAATCTTTGGACATCATCAGGGGCGTGTACCGGGCTATTGCTACAACTGCAATTACTACATCACTTGAACTGGCAAAGACAAGTGGGGCGTTCCCCAAATGTGATGAGAATATGGCTTTGGCAATCACCGAGTCTGACTTCATTCAGAATCTCAATCTCCCTGATGGAGTTATCCAAGATATTCGACGCTACGGTCTTCACAACTCTCAACTTCTCACTTGTGCTCCCACTGGTACCATAGGCACAATGCTTCAGGTCAGCACTGGCGTCGAACCCAATTTCGCTTTCATCTACAATCGTCGTACTGTTTCACTGAATAAGGAAGAAAAGACCTACAAGGTCGAATCCCAGATTGTGATTGATTATAAGAAAGCCACCGGGGAGACTGAACTGCCGGATTATTTCGTAGCTTCTGCCGACATCGACTACAAGGAGCGAGTAGCGGTACAAGGTGCCCTCCAGCGTTACATTGACGCATCTATCAGTTCGACTGTCAATCTTCCTAACAACACAACCGTGGAAGAGGTTGCAGACCTTTATATGGAAGCGTGGAGGGCCGGATTGAAAGGTATCACTATTTGGCGTGACGGTTGCCGGCGTCAAGGAATCCTCTCTACATACAAAAAGGAAGAGAAGAAGGAAGAATCCAATCCATATATTTTCAAACCAACGCCGATTCGCAAGGCGTCTGATGATTGTGTAGGTTTGAAGCGCACTTTACAAACTGGCTGCGGTACCCTCCATCTGACAAGTTTTTGGGACCCCAAGACGGGACAGCTGTTGGAGACCTATTTCAGCAAAGGCTCACAGGGTGGGTGCGCCAATTTCATGGTGGGACTTTCTCGCATGGTATCATTGGCCGCTCGCGGAAATATCTCAATCCACGACATCGTAGACCAGCTCAAGAGTTCCGGCACTTGTCCGTCCTACGCTGTACGCAAGGCGACCAAGGGTGGCACTTCTATCGGCTCCAGCTGTCCTGTAGCAATCGGAAACGCCCTGCTTGATATGCACAGGCAGCTACAGTCCCAACTGAGCGTACACCGTGTTTTGCATGGACATTGGGCGTATAATGACCAGGCTAAGGACAACATCACTCAGCAAGGTCAGCCAGACACTCCCAAATGCCCTAAATGTGGCGAGCCTATTCAAATGGTGGAGGGCTGCATGACATGTGCATCTTGTGGATATTCAAAATGTAGCTGATGTAATATTGTTAGTCTACCGTCTTTGCCTTGATAATAGACGGTAGACTAAATACTTTCAAAAATAATCTTTTTGATATAACTGAAAATATGATAGCTCTGAAATAAAAGGTTTTAGCTGTTTCATTTTTTAAGGACTCAAATTTTTTTATCAAGATATTTTGTTAAGTCGAAAATTAGTCCTAAATTTGCAACGTAATCATAAATAACGAATGAAATGACATGATAAGAAGTAAGGGCATAGTCGAAGTCCATAAGGGCTATGCCGACACCAGCGAGCTAAAAGAGGCCGTGGACATTCTGCCGGACGGAGAGTATGGTTATCTCCTTTTCGACAAGAAAAAGAACCGCTCGCTACCTCAGTTGAAGTTTCTTTTCGGATATGTCCTAAAAACATTGAGTGAAGAACTCGAAGGGCATCCGGACCCTGAAGCACTATACAGTTATTTTGAAGAGCTATACGCTCCGATTCATCGCTGCAAAATCCCAGGAGAGGCCAATGAATTTGAATACTTTGACCTCAAAAATGAACCAGCAGCTGAGATGGATTATGTCATCAATGAGATTATCCATCATGCCAAGACAGAATGGGGCATCGACCTGTTAACCAGAGAGCGGTTGAAGGCCGCTGAAGCCGCAGAGCTTTATGCAGGTGCCTATGCTGATACTTGGAAGAATTATCTAAGAAAAGTTTAATACGATACTTTTCCATGATGGAACAAGAAAATGCACGTTCACTGCATGACGTGTTTGTGGCTTCCCAGGAAACATTTGAAGACGCAAAGAAAAAAAGCAGTGAGGAGAGCAGCAAACGAGCCTCCTTCTTCCGTTTTGCCAAAGATGGCACGTACCCGATTCGCGTCCTCCCCCTGGCCCCGGTTCAGGACAAGGATGGCAATTTCCTCCCATTGGAGCGTAAAGGTTATGAGTACCCGCTCCGTTCTCTCATGCTCAAAATCGAGAATCCCAAGAAACTCGTCAAGGGCAAACCCGCTATCACCTACGTCACAGTCTGCAATGCCAAGTACGCCTTCAGAGACATCGAAGCCGACCTTATCGATACCTACGTTAAGGTGGCCTGTGAGAAGTATGCCGACGACGACAAACTCTGCAAGAAGCTTCGTGAGGGCAGCTTCTCCGGCGGCCTCAAATGGGATTCCCGCCGTTGTATGTATATCATCGACCTCGACAAGCCCGAAGACGGCATCCAGATTCTTCAGCTTTCGTACTCTCAGTACAAGGATCTGGAAGAGCGCAAGCTGAACATTTGGGCCAAATTCAACAAGAATGGCAAGAAGGTTCCTTGTCCGATTTCATCGATCGACGCAGCCTTCCCCGTTGAGGTCATTCGCAAAACAGAGAACGGCAAGGCTTCATATAGCTTTAATATCGACACGCTTTCGGGTCAAGACGTGCTCGAAGAAACAACCCTTCAGCGCCTCATCGATATGCCCCGTCTGCCGGAGCAGATATATCGCTACACCCGCTATCACCTCGAAGCAACCATCGCATACCTTACTCAACTTGACGAGAAGTTCGACATAGAAGTGATGACAGAAGAAGACATCCAGAACTGCATCGCCCAGATCAAGACTCTGCTCCCTGCCGATGACCAGTCTCACTTCACTTTGGGAGAAGGCGGTGAAAGCAATGACAATCAGACATCAACTCTCGACATCGACTCTCTTTGGGGTCGTTTTGACGCCCTCTGCAAAGAAGATCTCGATGACCAGACCGCTGAAGGTCAGGAACTCCGCGCCGACATCATGGCTTTCATTGACGCCAACAAGCTCAATGTCAAAGTCTCTCGCAAGAAGACCAACGAAGACATCCTCAACGAAATTGAGGACGAGCTTGACAAGGTTGTCAACGACGATGGCGATGATGATGACGACGACGAACCGGAAGCTCCCGCTTGTGACAATGATGACGAGGATAACGACAATGAGCCTGGCTCACCTTCAGACGAAGAAGATGATGAACCTGCTGCTGACCCCGAACCGGAACCGGAGCCCACACCTCGCCGCCGTGACCGCAACGACGATACCAACGAACCCGCAGCTCGCGGCAGTCGCCGTGGTGCCCGTCCCCCGCGTCGCCGTAGCTAATCTCAACGCACATTTTTGGAGTGTTCACCCAGTTAACTCTGGGTGAGCATTTCTTCCTAAAGCATTTGACGATATGAAAAATATATTCCCATGTGCGTTACTGATTAACGATTCTCACGTTAGTAAGGACAATATCCCGGAGTTTCGCAAAAACTGGGGTGAGGCACTTGAAATATGCGAGCGCAACAAGATTAAGGTTCTTGTTGTTGGAGGAGACCTGTGGCTCTCACGAAGCTCTCAGACTCTTGATACTTTGATGGCCGTAAGATGGGCCATTTTGAAGGCCACAAAGCAATTTGGTTTATATGTCCTCATTGCAGAGGGCAACCACTGCAAGGTGGATCAAGAAAAAATCGAAGGATACAGCCATGTCTTCTCCGATTATGAGTCTGTAGAAATAGTTGATGACTATACTGTCATTGAGCTCTCGGACGACGTGGCCTTATGGATTATGAGTTACTTCCCGGAGAATGGCTCGTTCTCAGACCGTCTCAAAGGACTTAAACGTGACCGTCAACACAATCATTGCAAAAAGCAAGTTCTCTATATTCACGAAGGAATCAGAGGAGGACTCGCAACTCCCAGCGATGATGAATTACCTGCCGGTCTCTTTTCCGATTTTGATGCTACATTAGTGGGGCATTATCACAATCGGAAACGGATTCCAGGTACCAATATCGAATATATCGGCTCTTCTCGCCAGCACAATTTTGGTGAAGATGAAGAGAAGGGCTACACCATACTTAATTCAGATGGTTCAACCATGTTTATTAAAAACGAGGTGAATCAGCGCTATAGGGTGATTGACATTGACATTGCCGACATGGACGATAGCTCTCTTGCTATGCTGGCTGAAATCAAAGCAGACCCACGTTACAAGGTGAAGGTTCGTGTCAAATGTGAATCGGCTCAGTCATCATCAGTCAATAAGCAAAAACTGGCTGAATGTGGCGCCAATAAAATTGAGCTTGTAACTGAACAGACTACTGTGGTGCATACAGACCATCAGAGTATCACCAAGAAGTTTGACAAGTCAGGCATTAAGGAGGAGTACACCAACTTCTGCACTCAAAAATCCATCGACAATCAGCTCGGTCTTCATTATCTTGAAAAACTGAATTGAGTATGTGGCATATAAAATCCATCTACGCTAAAAATCTTTGCTCGTTCCTTGAATTGCAGTACGCTCCAAAACAAGGCGAAGCAACACTGATATTTGGCAACAACCTTGACAGTGATTCCCAGAACTCAAATGGTTCCGGGAAATCGGCGCTTATCGAGGCCATTTCCATTGCTTTGACCGGCGAACCATTGCGCAAGGTCAATACTGACGAAATAATCAATGACACTCAGGACGCTGCCGTTGTATCATTGGTTCTATTCAATACAGTGCTTAATGAGCAGATGACCATTAAGCGCATGTTCTCTCGTAAGCAGCCTCAACTCATTCAGGTTTGCCGACAGACCGGCCCATACGATTGTGATGTTGAGGAGGTGCGTCAAGCAACTGTCGCTGATTATAACAAATATATCCTTGACCAGATCGGTTTGACAAAAGACGACATATTTGCGAACTTCATATTGACAGCTCGCAAGTACAAGTCATTTCTCTCCAGCTCTGATAAAGAGAAAAAGGAAATTATCAATCGCTTCAGCAACGGCGTGTTAGTCGATGAGTCTATTGAAAAACTCCACGAAGACATGGTGCCGGTCCAGAAGGAAATGGGCGCAGCAGAAAAAGAGGTGGCGTCATGCACCGGTAGCGTTGAAGCCTTGGCCGCAGAAATCGAGAAAGTCATAAATGAATCGGCAGACCGTAAGGCCGATACTGAATCCCGGATTCAAAATTGGAAGACGTTGATTTCAGAGAATCGTGCTGCCATTCGCTCAAACAATGATTCCATTTCAAAGCTGGAAGACTATCTTGACAACTTGGATGTCCTCGATGAAGGGATGCAAGCCTTGGAGAAAGGAAAATCAAGCGTTGAAGAATTGCTCCAGACTATTTCTGATCGCTTCAAGACAGTAGAGCTATCTTTGACAACTGATTTCGCTCAAACCATACAGCAGCTCCACACTCAGATGAAAGAGGCGAAAGAAACTGCAAAGCGCGTCTCCGATGAGGTCGCTAAAATGCGTATCTCATTGACTGACTTTGAGACTGAGTATAACAAGACCAGTCAATCTCTTCGCACTCAGCAAGAGGAGAATGAGGCCAATCGTGACAAGTGTAATGATCGCATCAAAAAACTGACCGCTGCTGTTAAGCGAATCCAGAATAAAGGCGATCAGCTCTTAGAATCCCAACGCTCAAAGAATCGAGAAAAAACAACTCTGGAAAATCAGCTTGCCGGTGTCATCCAGTGCCCGAACTGCAATCACGAGTTTACTCTTGGAGCAGACTTGGACATAGCCGCTGCTCGTGCAAATTTGTCTGTCGTTGTTGCTGAATTGGCTCAGCTTTCTAAAGACATTGCCAATAACGATGCAGAATACAAAACAACAGTGGCCGATGGTAAAAATGAGCGAGAGATTGAAACGGCACTGGAAAAAGAACGTCGTAAAATCGTTGCCGACATTGCTTCGGCAGAGGAGGACATCGAGCGTACACGTCGAGAGTGCGCCCAATATGAGAAGAGGATTGAAGAAGCTCAGGCCCTCGTGTCGGAACTACAAGACAAGCAATCCAAAATTCGCAAACGTATTTTCGATGAGGTATTTGAAATTATAGATGATGCCTTCAAAGGTTCTGAAAATCAAATTAAATCATTGAACCGAGACATCGAGGTATCTAAGGGTGCCATTCAGTCATACGAAAAAGCAATTGAGGATGCACAAAATACGACTGAAGAAAATATCATTGACTCGCTCAAAAAAAGTAAAGAGCAACATCAGGAAAATCTTCAGGCCGCGATTGCTAAAAAGAATGAAATAGAAGGGCGTTTGAACGAACTTAATGCCCAGGAAGCGACATTTATCGAGTTCAAAACTTATCTCGCCAACACAAAAATCAATGCTATCGCCCAGATAACAAATGGTTTTTTGGAGACGATCGGCAGCGACATAAGGGTTGCGCTTTCCGGATATACAATTCTTAAATCCGGTAAAGTTCGCGACAAAATTTCAGTTTCCCTTTTAAGGGACGGTGTTGACTGTGGCTCATTTGAAAAGTTCTCTGCCGGAGAACGAGTACGAGTAGAGCTCGCCAGCATCCTCAGCATGAATCAATTGACGAATTTGAACTGTGAGGAGGGCAAAGGTCTTGACCTTCTTATTGCTGACGAGGTTCTTGATAGCGCCGATGAGCAGGGCCTCGCAAGCGTATTCAACGCCCTCAACAAGACACAGCTCACTTCATTAGTGGTTAGTCATGGCCAAGTGCATGAAGGCTACCCCAACAAAATCACTATTGTGAAACAAAATGGGGTTTCTTCAATCTATGACACCAACCAATGAAAAATTAACCAGAGATCAGGTTGCCGCCCTTGACATTGCCACACATACAGGCTTTTACTGCGTTAATGAGCGTGGCACATGGAATTTTACCGAATCTATGCGCCGCAATAACAACAAGCAGCACAAGGCTTTCCGTGACACCCTGATTGATTTCATCCAGCGCAATGGTATCAGACAAATCGTTGCTGAGGATGTAAGTGTAAACAATCACTTTACCGATACCCGAAAACTCTCAGAGTTTAGAGGCATACTTATGGAGGTTTGCGATACCCTCGACCTCCCGGAACCGCACTTCATCAATCCGGCCACTATCAAGAAATTTGCGACTGGTGACGGTCACGCAGACAAGGCTAAGATGATGAAGTTCTGTGAGTTCCGATGGCAAATTGAGCCCGGCGATGATAACGAAGCCGACGCAATTCACATATTCTTCTGTTACATCAAGCGGTTCAACTTGTAAGCGATGTCATTAACCAATCAAAATCACATTCCCGGAAAAGAAGCCAAGAAGCATAAAAAAGCTCTTGACAAGCACCTCAGAGAGTTTTTCAAACTTCTGGATTCTCACCCCAAGCCTTCAGACGAGAAGGTTCGAGCTGAGTTCGTAAGACATGAAGCAGAGTGGCGGCTTTACTGCACTCAGCACCGTCTTCACGCACGTGTAGCAGAATTGTTTAATGCTAACGTGTCGCTCGAATGGGAAAGAAAGTACACCCGACAGCCCAAACAGTAGATGTCGAGTGTGACCCCGAAGTAATCGCCCGCAGAACAGCTCTCTTCAACAAGTATATCCACCCATTTATCAATATGATATTCAAGCTGTGCAAGGAGTACAGCTGGAGTCCGGATAATGTTGAGGAGAACTATTCTGAGGTGATGATTAACTTCTATCGCAGAATTGAAACTTACGACACTACACGTCCTATCAGGGCTTGGATCCATACTTGTGTGAAACATCAGGTCTGGGCTTGTGAAAAGCAGCGCCAGGCTCATAACAATAAGGATTACGACAATGACATAGAGGATTATGAAGAAGAATTGTTGGCAGATGACCATGTAAGCAGTAACGTCATGGGCGTAGACAACTGGCGCCAGCACTACAACTCTGATATAGTTGAGGTGCTGGAAGAATTGAAACCACGTCACAGAGATGCCCTGATACTACAGGAATCAGGCTATTCTCTCAAGGAGATTGCTGAGATTGAGTTTGCCAAAGGTTCTCTTAAATCCCCGAACATAGAAACAATCAAGAGTCGGCTACGGTTGGCTCGCCAACACCTTAAAAACAATATAACCAAAGATGGTCAGCGAATACCTCGTCAAACAGACCCTGAAGATGTTCTATGAGATTGCATCCAAGCTCATACTTCCAGGATATAGGTTCCCCAAAGGAGGAGAGCCTACGAGGGTTATGCGCACTGCCCTTCAGAGGTTAGAGCATAGATATGGCACTTTGACAGCTCAGAGAGTTGTGGACTATATTATTTGCTCAGCTTATGCTTTTAAGGATAGAGGCTCAGATTGGAAATTCAATCAGGTGTTTGGCCCAAAGTCTATGGAGCGTTTCAATACTGACAAGGGTCGTATCTATTATGAGAACAAGTGGCTTGAATCTGAAAATCTCAGCAGAGCATCATTGCTCAATCTGATAGTTGATCGTAGCGAACATCCCAAGGCAAAATTCATCTATATGCCAAGCGAGGAGGACACTAAATTGAGGCTGTTGAATCATGAGGTTGGATTCATTATTTGCCAGACATCTACACTGGGATGGTCGCCTTTGTCTGAGGCTTGCTCGGAGTGCGAATTTGTAGAAAAATGTAAGCAAGAGACCCAAAAAAATTATCCGGAAATCTTCCGGTTGAGAATAGAATATGTCAGCAAGCAATAAAACCAATGTGCTTTCGGAAGAGTTCATCGAAGACCTATTCGTCACTTGCATTGAGGACAGCTATATTCTTTCGATGGTATGCGAGCATCTGGAAGAGGAACACCTTCCAGACCGCAATACTGCTGCGGTACTAAAAGCTTTTAAGGAGTATTATAGGACATACAGACGTGTGCCGAATTACTCCATTATTCAGCAAAAGCTCGCTGGAAAGAATGGAGCGTTACGCTTTTGGAAAGAAGCGTATGACAATGGAGAAGCCTTTGCTACCGATGAATGTTTAGGACTTTTGGAAGAATATCTTAAACGAGTAGAGTTCCAGAAAGCCTACAAGAAAGTCGGAGAAGTTTACAACAAGGAGGGATTGGAGAGCGCCCAGCAATTACTGGCGAAACACGTTGACTGGATGCGGACATTTTCTCTGACTGAATCAACATACACCGATGTAATTGATACATTTACAACCCGGCACATTCAGAATCGAGCTAAGAACAATGCTCGTGGTGCCATCAGGTCTATAACTCGTTTTTACATTGATGAGTTAGACAATCTTAACCAAGACCGCGACCTTCGAGGACAGCTTACTTGTATATTGGCCCCGACCGGTGTTGGTAAAAGCCATGCTTCTCGATGGATAGGTTCCCAAGCTTGTATCGACGGCTTCAATGTGCTTCACTTCCAGTTAGAAGGTAGCCGAGAAGAAGTAGAAAATGCCTACTCAGCGGCCCTGGTGGCCTGCAATGCCTATAGCTATGAGAAAGGCTTCATCAAGGACAAGGATATGGACATCTTTGCCAAAGAGATTGAGGATATAGCCGGAAAACTGTTTGTCCGTAGTTATCCTAAGTTCAATCAGCACGTTTCGACAATAAACATCAAGGAAGCCATAGCTGAGTTTCGCAAAAACTACAACGTCAAGCCCGACATCGTTGTGATTGACTCAATGGATCTTCTGACCGATTCATCAGGTAGAAAGTATGGTGATAGCGGAGAGCGTCTGAAACGTATCGCTGTAGCCAATGACCTCAAAGATATTGCCAGTGAAGAAGAGGTCTGGGTGGTTGTGACCTATCAGGCCCGCATTGAAAATCCTGATTGGGTTAACGATGAGAAGAACGTACTGACAGAATATTTCTCTTCTGAAGCGAAGGGTATTGCCCAGCCGCTGACTCACTTAATCACCCTCAATCAAAGCGCCAACGAAAGACGAGAAAAGACAATGCGCATACATGTGGCTAAGAGCCGGTTCTTTTCCAAGGGAGATACTATAAAGATTGCCACGGACTATGACCATGAAAGATTTTTTGACAGACAACGCACAGCCAACCTTTAAGACAACAGGATTTTATGTATATAAGCAGAGAGGACAAGGAATTTTTAATTCGTGAGCTCCAGACGGAACTTCACGCAAGACTGGATGGCGGTCGTAAGAACATCATCGTACCAGAGTGTATATGGTGTGGCAAGACCGGCGGCAAGCTTGGCATATACGTTGGGCCGGAGAAGAATGGAAAAGTTTTCGGTATGGCCCATTGTTTCTCTTGTGGTCGAACTTGCAAGGACATCAATCGCTTTGTCGAGGAAATTGGTCGCTCTGATCTCCAGATTCGGGAAACAGCTACATTCACATCGGTTGAGGTGCCGGAGTTTTTCACTTTGGATGAAGAAGAAATTGATGATGAGCTGGCAATTGTAGAAATGCCGGAATCGTGGAAACGATGCTTCAGAAACCCATATCTGAAATCTCGTGGGTTTACTACTGATGACTTCCAGTATTTCCCTGTCGGAACAACTCGTGGACTGAACTTCAAATTTGATGACTATGTAGTGTTTCCCATATATGATGATGGGGACATTGTAGGCTATGTGTCCCGCCATGTGTGGGGCAAGCATGACATTGACGAATACAATGACCGGGCCAAACGTAACGGCAAATATCAGATTCGCCGGTACAATAATAGCACCGAGAATGATTTTGTCAAGCTCCTCTATAATTACGATGCAATCATAGAAGATGAAACCGATACTGTAATATTGGTCGAGGGTGTGTTCGATGTGATTGCATTGACTCGCAAACTGGATTTGTATGATAACCACCGCATAGTGCCGGTTTGCACCTTTGGAAAGAAGATAAGCGACACCCAGATTTTCAAGCTGCAAAACAAGGGTGTAAAAGATATTATCATCGGCTATGACACCGATGCTTCAGATGCCATTAACGTGGCCGCAGACAAGTTGAACGAGTATTTTGACAATGTAATGATTGCAAAGCTCGTAGGTGAAGGTAAGGACTGGGACGAATCGGATTTCTGGTCAATATATGATACCTTCTCAGAATCTCTCTATACCCCCATTGAATATAAACTGAGCAACGTAGATGGCAAAATCTAATCGAATTACCGAGCTGTACGACTGGTTGGATGCCAACAAAATCCGATACTCAATTGTAGATTCGGATGTTGTTGAAATTCCGGGGTTTGGTAAGGCATACTTCCAAGACACCCAGCGAGCATCGTATAATTCCATCTTCCGCAAAGACATGGACGGCAACCTGATTTTCAACAGTCTTGTGCGTCCGGAAGAACTGCTGAATGATGGAATCGAATATATCGTCTTCAAATTTGGCGACAATTTCTACTACCACAATGTAAATAAGGAGTTTACCCTCAATATCCTCAAATATGTAGGAGAGAGAGTAGAACTCAAACATAAGGTTCCCTTTGTCAATCTGGGGGTGCATACTCCGTTTGAACTGCTTAACGGGAGTTTCATGCCGGAAGAATGGATTCGGAAAGCCAAATATCTGGGTCATTCAGCGCTTGGAGTATGTGACTACAATACAATGGCTGCTTGCTTTATCTTCCAGAAAGAATGTGACGCAGCCGGAACCAAGCCTATATTTGGATATTCGCTTACGGTCGAAGCTGAGGGGTTCAAATTCGGTGCCAAAGTATATGTGCAAACTCAACGTGGCTTCCGCAACCTTCTCCGTATTCAGAAGGCGATAATGGTTGACAATGTAGAGAATAAAACTATCGACATATCTGAGTTGCTGAATCGTGCAGAAGGTAATGCTCTGGTTCTTGACAAATATGCTCCAGTATCATTTGCCGAGCATCTGGACATCATAGACACGTTGACTAAGGCTTTCGATAGGATTTACTACCAAGTAGATCTGTCGGAATACAAAGCAGAGCGCATCGACATCAAGGTATTAGAGGCAACCAAGGCATACTTCCAGAACTGGTACCGTAATGAATATATGCCTCGCCCAATATTGCTGAGTGATTGCTATTATCTCGACCAGTCAGACGCAAAAAACAAAATCATACTCAATAAAGTGGCACAGGGGGCCGCCCATGAGCAGAGCAACGACCAGTATTTCAAGGATGCTGATGAACACTACGCATTGTTTGAATCGCTGTTCGACAACAGCAACTGGGATATTGGTTTTCTGTTTAATGAGTGCGCGGCCAACACATTCACGATTGCAGACAATGCAGTGGGCCGGATGGGCACTACAAGGAACTATATGCCCAAATACGATATGACTTCTGAGGAAATGAAGATGTATGGGACGGTTCACAACATGTTCAACCAGATCCTTGAAGATGGCCTTCAGCGTCTGGCCCCAAAGGACAAAATTGATGAATATAGAAAGCAGATGGAGTATGAGAAATATATCATCGAATCCACCGACAACGTGGACTATCTGCTGGTGCAGTATGATACCTGTAACTGGGCCCGCAAGAACAATATTTTCGTAGGGTGTGGCCGAGGTTCTGCTGCCGGCTCTCTGCTCCTCTACCTGCTTGGTATCACCCTTATCGACCCAATCAAATATGGACTCATCTTTGAACGATTCCTCCTCCCAGAACGTGCCGGACTCGCACCGGCAGACACCACCGTTATCGGTGAAGATATTGAGACAACTAATTGCGTCCAGATATGCCTTGAATGTGGCAGAACGATTCTTTTGGACGCCGACGCGGAGCTCTTGGTTAGACGAGATGGGAGCGAAAGACCCATTAGAGTCTATGCCGACGAACTGAAAGAAGATGACGACATCATCTTCGACAACAAAGATTTACTTTTCACAATCAACGAGTTATAATTATGGTACTTACAGACGAAATGAGTCGTGCCTTCCAGATCATTGAAGAGACGACTGACAACCTTTTCATAACAGGAAAGGCTGGCACCGGGAAGACCACATTCCTGAAGTACATAGTTGAAAACACCCATAAGAATATCATTGTCGCCGCCTCAACTGGGATTGCGGCCATCAATGCCGGTGGTGTTACGTTACATAGTCTGTTTGGAATCCCACTGGAGCCTCAGGGCCCCAACATGCCAATCAAGGGGCGCCTTTATCCGGACAAGTGCAAGCTCTTTGGTATGCTGGACACGCTTATCATAGACGAAGCCAGCATGGTGCGCCCTGATGTCCTCGATTATGTGGACCGAAAGCTTCGCCTGTATCGACTGAATGATTTGCCTTTCGGAGGCGTTCAGATTATCTTGTTCGGGGACCTCTTTCAGTTGCCTCCGGTTATCAAGAAGAGCGAGGCTGAAATCCTGAAGGAGTGGTATAAAGGCAACTATTTCTTCCATTCTCATGCACTGAGAGAAGATGGGTTTCATATCATCGAGCTGACACAAGTCTTTCGCCAGAAGGATGAGAGATTTATCAACATGCTGAATCGTATCAGAGAATATCAGCTGTTGCCTATGGACATTGACGACCTCAGTGAGTTGCGAGATAGCCGTCAGAGCAAGAATTTTTCAACTCATGCCATCCATATCTGCTCCCTTCGACGAGACGCAGACAAAATCAACGCCCAAATGATTGGAGAGGCCACACACGTTTTCCCGGCAGTATTCAAAGATGCGTTCAATCAGAAAAATGCGCCATGTGACATCAACCTCAAACTTCGGGAAGGTGCGCGAGTAATGACTCTCACAAACGATTCCAAACAGGGATTCTACAATGGCTCTATGGGCACTGTGGTATCGATCACACAAACTAAGATTGGCGTACTTCTTGATGACGGCCACGAGGTTTCTATCGAGCCCTACACTTGGACTGACCGCGAATATCAGGTCAATGGGAATGAAATAAAAACCATTGAGAAAGGAAGCTGCACCCAGTTCCCTCTGACTCTCGGCTGGGCTATCACAATTCATAAGAGCCAGGGTCTGACATTCGATAACATTGTCGTTCATTGTCCGTATGTCTTCGCTCCAGGTATGCTCTATGTGGCCCTTAGTCGTTGCACTTCGATGGAAGGCATCGTCACCGACTTCTTCATTAGCCGTAAAGCCATCAAGGTAGACAATGAGCTTATGGCCTTCAATAAGGTCTGCCAGACCAATGAAAATAAATTTAATCTGGACGTTTATCGCGCCCTTTGCAGATATATGGGATATGAGAATAATTAACGTCACGCTACTTAGACCGAAAGAGCCAATTATGGCCCTTGACTGTTTCGTGGATTCAGGTTATGTCAAGGCAGAGCATGGATCTCTTCCTGATGTGGACAATGATTTTCAGTCAGACAAACGACAGGAAGTCAAGGAGTACATCGAGCGTCGTTACAACCATGATGGCAAGCAGCGAGTGTTCTCTGCCGGTACATTTACCACTCTCAAAGCAAAGGCTGTTATCAAGGACGTGGCCCGCACAATGCGTATCAGCCCATCTTTGGTCAATTATCTCACGGCCATATTTGAAGATGATGGTGCCAGCTATACTGACATTTTCAAACTTGCCGCTACCAATCGCAAAGTTGCCAAGTTCATTCACGATTATCCTCAACTTTTCGAGGACATTCGTACACTGATGTTTCAGCCTCGTTCCAGCTCGGTTCATGCTTCAGCACTCCTTGTAACACCCGATGAAATGGACGGTGAAGATGTTGAGTGCTTTGACTTCGTGCCTATCAAGAAAGTAGATGATATTCTCGTCAGCGAGAATAGCGGATACGACCTTGATGAACTGGGCCTGCTGAAGAACGACTGTCTTGCCACCAAAGAGCTTTCAAAACTTCACCAGACCTTTGATTTGGTCAACCAACATTACAATGCCGGACTCACAATGGAAGGCGTTGTGGAGAGTGATTTATCAGATGAGCGCACCTATGAGTTGCTTCGTCAAGGCTATACTCAAAACGTGTTCCAGCTTTCTTCAAGAGGTATGACCAAATTCCTTATAGAGATGCAGCCCACCTGTATTCACGATCTTATCGCCGCTAATGCGCTCTATCGTCCGGCTACTCTGGAGAATGGTTCAACAGAGGCATATGTGGACCGGAAAAAGGGACTTGTTGCTCCTACGTACCTTTGGGGTACTTACAACGCTCTGAACGACACTTTTGGTCTGATTACCTATCAAGAACAAGTGGCTCAGATTGCCCGTGAGGTTGGTGGTTTCTCATTAGGTGAGGGCGTGAAGCTCGTCAAATTCATCTCGAAGAAAAAGACCGAGAAGATTCAGGCAATGCGTGATAAGTTCCTAAAAGGAGCGGAAAAGAATGGCTGTCCTATCGAAGACGCTATCGCAATCTGGCAGCAAATCGAAGCTTGTGGTTCATATCTTTTCAATAAGTCTCATGCAACCGCCTATGCCGTCACCTCTTACATTGGAGCATACCTAAAAGCTCAATATCCCACAGCTTTCTATACGGTTGCTCTTGAATGGGCCGACGACAAGGAGCTTGTGCCTATAATGTCGGAAATGGAGGCTTGTAGTAAAGCCAAAGTGGTTTCTCCAGACATCAACAAGAGTGAGATGAATTTCTACACTGATTATGAAACCGACCAAATATTCTGGTCACTTTCCAGAATCAAGACGGTTGGGGCCAAAGCTGTGGATTGGATTATCAACGAGCGCAATAAAAACGGTAAGTTCACCAGTATCACCAACTTTATTGAGCGAATCTTCAAATACAAGCTGAAGAAGTATCAATACTGGGATGACCCGGACAATGAGGATGAGATTCAGCGTTGCCCGGTCAATGCCCGTCATGTCCTCAATCTCATACTCGCCGGTTGTTTTGATAAGGTTGAACAAGCCTATTCGGTTGTGGAACGCTATGCCATCGTCGAGAAAGCTGCTGACACACTGGGGTTTGAAATCAAGTCTAAGGATTTTCCTGAAGATTTGATCGGCAAACACTACTTCTGGTCTCAACAGCAAATCAAGGTATCCGGGCTTGGAGCCATTGACTATAAACGTATATACGACAACAGCGCCATCAAGGAGCAGATTCGTGGCCGAGCTTCATACACCACTCTCAAAGACACAATGAGCGATGATAAAGATGGTCGCAGGGCCGCAATCGCAGCAACCATAGTCGAGATGGAGGAAAAGAAATTCACAAGTAAGAAGACCGGCGAACAAGAGATATTCTGTAAAATCACCCTTCAGCAGAACAACGATATGGCCGAGTTGGTGATATGGCCGGATGAATATCGCAATGCCCGTGCATTATTGGCCGGAGCAAAAAACAAATTGATCATCTGTATGGCCCAGATTCGATATAGCGATTATGTAGGTCACAATAATCTCCAAATGACACGAAACAATCTCTTTGAAATCTTATGACTAAGATAGTATTCATTCCGACAATAGTTTGCGTCGTAGGGCCATCAGGATGTGGCAAGACCACTATGGCTCGTGTGGTTGAAGGAGCGCTCGATATTCCCATGCTTGTTTCTTACACCACAAGACCCAAACGAGATAACGAAATAGAAGGTGTCGATCATCATTTCGTTACTGAAGACCAGATGCCGCCGAAAGAAGAAATGTTGGCTTACACCAATTTCGGTGGCTACCATTACTGGATGCCGTTTTCTGAAATTCCTTATACCGGTACTGGCGTATGTACCTACGTTATCGACGAGAAAGGTCTCCAGATGCTGAAAGAGCAATACTCTGATCAATTCATCGTAAAGAGCATCCTCGTCAAGCGAAACAAAAAGTTCTTGGTTGAGCAAGTAGGACAAGAGCGTGTAAAGCGTGATCGAGATCGCATCTCAATTCCAGAAAAAGACTACGACTATGTTGTAACAAATAATGGTCGTATCGATGACTTCCTTATCAAATCGTTGAACATTTTTAGACAGTTCATATAATGGCAGCACCTACACAAGAAAATCCGATATTGGTAGCGTTTACCCTCGACTTTGAGACCGGTGGTCTCAAATGTCAGACCTCAGCCTGCACTCAGATAGCAATTCACGCTACACGCCTTGACACATTTGAGAAAATTGGCTCTTATGTAAGCTACATAGCTCCTTATGACCGTAAAGAGGTTGCCGGAGCCGCAAAAAAACGTAAAATCCTAAAATCCAAATACGAAGATGATCAGGCGACACCTATGGACTATGAGCCCAAAGCCCTGGAATATTCGGCAATCACAATGGATATGCTGGAGAGCTATGGTAAACCTATCGATGTCGTGGCAAAAGAAGTTCTCCAGTTTATCATCGGCAATACCCCCAAATGCCCTCGTAACATGAAACCGTTCCTTATCGGCCAAAATATCGGCTTCGATGAAGGCTTCTTCTGTCAGATGATGGAGTATGCGGGCTTAATGCCGGAGGTTAAGAAGGTTCTTCGTGGGCACGAGGACTTCTACGGCAACTGGCACCCGCTTTGCCTCGACACAATTATTCTTGGACAGCTTGCTCTTTGCCATCTGCCAAATATCAGCTCATACAAACTGGAAATCATGTGTGAGAATCTGGACATTGAGCTTGATGACGCTCACGATGCTGATGCTGACGTGTCGGCCACCACAAACGTAGCGGCTGTTCTCACCCAGCGAATGAGGAGCATAGGCGGTGAGTATGAAGGCGATGACCTTGCTATATCCAAGGCCGAAAAATCTCGTAAACATTTCAAAATATAACAGATATGGCAGAACAGATTCAAGAGGGCTCATACTCTCAGGTTGACGAGCCCATCGTCAAATTCCGCATCAACTCCGACCGCATAGTCCGGGAAATAATCAATCCGGACATCAATCAAGTCCTGGTTCATATTTCCGGTTACGACCTTCATATTGACTTCAATATGCAGTTCCTTAAATCGGTCGAAGATGTTGAGGCAGCTTGCAGTGGTATTGCCCAGCTCTTCCGAGAGGTGATTATGACCAAATTGCTTGAAGGTAATAAACAATCTGACTGAAAAACGACTATTCGTTAATGAAGAGTATATGGACTAACCTTACTCTTGATTAACGAATAGCGTTGACAATGGAAAAAAGCAATCAACTTACAGAACAGGAGAAGCTTTTCTGTGACCTCTACGCAAATGGCGAGGCCCCGTTTGGCGGCAACGCATCAAGATGTTATCAGGAAATATTCGACGATAAAACCCGGCTTGCAAAAAGTCGTGCGGCCCGTATGTTAGCTCGTCCGGAGATTCAGGAATATCTGCAATCTCTTGACGAGCTACCCTATGAAGAAGCCAAATACATGAAGACCTTCTTACGTGAAAACTTGAAAAGCATTATCGAGGAGTGCGCTCAGGCAGAATATAGAGACCGAAAGGGTACGATGCTATCACCGGCTGCACTGAGAAGTGTAGCGGTTAATGCTTCCAAGGCATTGATGGACCTATATCCCGTAAGGGAAGCTCAGGTCAGCAAAATCAATATCGATGGCGCCGGTGAAGGTGGAATTACCTTTAACGTGATCATGCCCGACCAAAGTAAAATGGAGACAACGGAGGACTGATTATGCTGGAGACCATATTAGCTATAGTGGGAAGTCTTGGCGGCATAACCGGTTTGGTGTCTTTATTTTATGTCAAGCAAGAACGCAAATCAAAAGAGTTGGACAATGAAACCAAAGATATAGACAATGAAGCCAAGCAATCCGAAGAGTGGCGCAAGTTATACGAAGAAGAACGTGAGTGCTGCGTACAGGCTCGCAAAGACTATGACGAAACAATTAAAGAGAAGGACGCCAAAATCGACTCTCTTTATGCCGAAATTTCCAACCAGAGAAATCAAAAAGCAGAGCTTCATAACAAAATCGCTGAGATGACAGTTGAGCTGACAAAACTTCGACTACTCAAGTGCGAGGCCGTTAATTGCATAAATCGTAAACCTCCCACAGGCTATTAACAATGAAACCAGGGGATACAATCATTATCTTGCCATCTCAGTCATTGATAGACCTCAGACTGGAGGCTCTTGCCGGTTTGACCGCTGAAATCATAGAGGTCAATGGTACGTTTGATCACATCAAAGGATGCTGGGTCGCACTTCCAGGGAAATATCTTGGAGAGCGTGAATGGTATATCCCCTATAATTCTATAGGTATATGAAACTAAACTCCTTTATTGGCGGGTGTCTGACAACAGTTATTGTCTTTGCAGGCACCGCTCTGATTTTCCGTGGGTGTCAAAATTCTCCTGTGGTTACAGATACCAAAGAAACCACTGAGATAGCACGAGACACCATACCAATATTCATCGATACACCTATGCCGAGGGACAGCACTGTCCTTCGGTATGAAACAATCAAGATTCCGGTATATGACACAATACGACCTGCCGTCGCTGACATACTTGTAACAGACAGCATATCTGTCGAAATCCCTATCACCCAGAAACTGTATCAGGATTCTACCTATCAAGCCTGGGTTAGCGGATACCATCCGGCGCTTGATAGTATAAGGATATTTCAGCCTGTAACCACAATTACACGTACAATCACCAATACCGAAGTTCGATACAAGACTAAGCGTTGGGGCGTCGGAGTACAGGTTGGTATCGGAATGACTCCGAACAAGGTCGAGCCGTATGTGGGAATAGGCGTGACTTACAATATCCTGACATGGTGAAGCAACAGTGCCAGCATCTGCACAAAAAGCAGACTGAGCACCTTAAAAAAGGAAGAAGGTGGAGAAGGTTCTTGAGGGCTTGCTTCATCTTCATTTACAACATTACCACCAGGACAAACGTTAATATTTCAAAGAGCACTGTTTTTAAGTGCTTGAAAATTTGCGGCAACGAAATATTTGTGGTAACTTTGCGGAACAATAACTAAAAGACAAATTGATATGGAAACGACAAACACAATCCGAATCCCCAATCCTTCGAGGGAGTTGGTCGCTTTCATAAAGGAAGCGCAGCAAGAAAAGAAGGAGCGCATGAAAAGAATCTGTGATAAATATCGTAAACTTATTCACGGATAATGGAATCTGTAGAAACTCTAATTCCCGATAATGAGGGCAATCATTTAGTGGTTGTCCTCAATTTTTATGAAGAAGGTCAAAAGACTGATACATTTCAGATACCTTCTGAATTTTCCAAACTTGAAATCGCAGACATCGCAATAGAAAAACTGAATCTTGACCAACCGTTAGGATTAAGAGCTTTCTATAGAATGTGTCAATGGCTGGTCGAACAGTTCGAACAGTTCCCAAATGCAGTATTTTCGTTTATCTGTTCCACCGATCCCTTGGAAACAAATCATAAGGGTATAGCTCCTGAACAGTATCGTTGGAACTTGTTTGAATATTTCTATAAGCATAACATTGACATACTTAAAAAACTTGGCATCGAATCGAGAGACATTATTGTTGGGCCTGATGGCTATCAATCATTCGCCAGAGTCTTTTATCGCACATCGCACGCTCCTGTCATTCATTTAGTAATCGCTCATCTTGAAAGTAAATATCACTGATAGCAACCTGGCTTAACCTTTAGGGCCTGAATCATTGTGGTTCAGGCTTATTTTTTTTGATGCAAAATTCCCCCGGCAACCAACTCTCAGGTCTATTCTTAGATGAAAATGAATTTCAAGGACATGAGAATTATAATCGACAATGGCCACGGAATCGATACTCTGGGCAAAGAATCTCCGGATAAAATGCTTAGGGAGTATGCTTGGACTCGCGAAATAGCCAAGCGTCTTGAGGCAAGACTTAAAACACTTGGCTTTGACGTCCAGCGTATCACCCCTGAAGAAAAAGACATATCTATCACTACACGTGTCAACCGTATCAACACTATATGTAAAACCGTCGGTGCTAAAAACGTGTTGCTGGTATCAATTCACAACAATGCCGCAGGTAATGGTGGATGGGGTGCCGCAAAAGGATTCAGTGTATTTGTTTCCAAGAACTCCTCAGCGAACTCCAAGAAATGCGCTTCTATCTTCACCGATGAAGCTATTGCTCGAAATATGATGGGCAACCGCTCTATCCCGGCTTGCAAATATTGGACATGGAGCTGGACAACCAAAGACATCAGTATCCTTAAAAATTCTAATTGTCCGGCAGTTCTTACCGAGAATGGTTTTATGGACAACAAAGAAGAATGTGCTTGGTTACTCTCGGAGGAGGGTAAAGAACAGTACGTTGGCCTTCATGTTGCTGCTATCACCAAATACGTCAAATCACTAAACTCGTAAACTAAGAATATGGAACTGAACATTATCGACCGTATCTACATCCCATCTATTCTGCCTCAAGAGAACACCTTCATGGATTTCAACCTGAAGCGTGGCATCGTCAACAAGGTCGCTCTCACTAAAGAAGACGCTGAGAAATACAACATCAAAGAAGACACCGAGAACCGGCGTACAACCTGGGACATCGAAGCCGACCGTAACAACCCTCTCATCGTGGATTTCTCTCGTGCGGAGCTTGACTACCTCAAGGCTGCTTGCGAGAATATGGCCGACAAGCCCGCTCCCGACAATCTTTGGGCCACTGTCGAGAAGATCTACGCAGCCGCCGCTGAGTAACAAAGGATTTTTTCTTGCTCCCTTTATATTCATAAATCCCCGAAGCGCATCCACTCCAGTTGGGTGCGCTTCACTTATATATATGCTCATTTTTAACCTCTTAAAGATTGACAAGGGCTATTCTTCATAAAAAGAAATTATGAAGAAAGAATTTGATAAGTCCACCCGTGGCAAGGCAATAGGTTTTCTGGTATGGTTCAGAAATCAGTATGGCACATGGACCTCAGACACATATTATAAAATGGCCGAGAAATATGGCCAATGCAATTATGGCACTTGTCGGAACCTTATCTTGGAACTGATTGAGGCCGGTTATATGACCGTATGGAACGACGGCACACGTAAGCGTAGGTTCTACATCAACGATAAAAAGTATAATGAATTAGTCAACCCTTTCATCTTCCAGCGTAATGATTCCAGGATTGAAGGCGCCCAGTAACCTTAAAATTAACTTTGCGCCTTCGCCAAGACAATATGAGGTATGGAAAAATCTTCAGCCGGAGTGTCCCGATTGTGGTGGCAAAGTTGTTCAGGTACAGACTGGGATTGACCGAAATGGCAACCCTGTCTACACTTCTGTATGCGAAAAATGTGGAAATAACAACATTCCCCAGATGATTCTTTGCGGTGGCGCGGCAGGCGGCGGGAAATCGTACTTGGGAAGCTGTTGGCTTATAAGTAGTTGTCTTAGGTGGGGCGATATGCGCATGGTTGTTGCTCGTAAGACCCTCAAAAGCTTGCGAGAATCTACATGGAACACTATCCAGTCAGTAGCAAAATCTTGGGGCCTGGAAGAACAGGTACACTATAAAATCAACAATCTCTCAGGAGAAATGATATTCTGGAACGGTTCCAGAATCATTATGAAGGAGATGGCTTACTCCCCAAGTGACCCGGATTACCTCCGCTTCGGTTCATCGGAGTTTAGCGGAGCCTTCGTCGATGAGGTAGGTGAGGTTGATCAACGAGGTGTGGACGTGCTTTTTTCTCGTATTCGTTGGAAGGTGGCCGATACATTCCGAGTGCCCAAAATGCTTATGTCAACCAACCCCTGTCTTGGCTGGGTGCGCGATAGATTTGTACTTGACGAAAACGCCGAGCCGGTAGTGTGTCGTCCTAACGAAATGTATATCCCTTTCAGCGTTTACGACAACCCGGATAAGAACTTCGTGAACGCTTATGTGTCGGCATTATATAAGATTTCTGACCCCAGTGTGCGTGAGCGCCTCCTATTCGGTAACTGGCTGTATGTCGATGTGAATGACGCGGCCTGCTACTGGAAGTTTGATGGCGCCAAACATTTGATTGACGGACTGCGCGATTCTAAATACGACCCTCTCAAGCCCCTTATTCTCAGCTTTGACTTCAACGTAGCCCCTTATATGAGCTGTCTTATGACCCAGATTGACTATGAGAATAAAATAGTCTATATACTTGAAGAGGTCAGAGGATTGCCGGAGGATAAGGAAAATAACACGCCAAAGTTTGCTGAAAAAATCAAGCGAAAAATACTTGCAATGGGCCATACCGGAGGCATCGTAGTGACTGGCGACCCAGCCGGATTACAGCGCAGCACGACAACTGAAGATGGAGTAAATAATTATACCATTCTGCTCTCAATTCTAAATACTGCCGCACAACTAAGGGCCAAGAAAAAGCTTCTCAGCAAACAACCGTCTCAGATTACCCGGTTGGAATTTGTCAACAACATACTTGATGGGTATCAAGGCTGGCATATTCTTATAGACCTCAAATGCCGTAAACTTGTTGAGGATCTTATCAATCAGAGAAAGGAAATGGATGGCTCTAAATCCAAAGCCAAAGTGATGGACCCCAGGCTTGGCATAAAATATGAAAAGTACGGACACTTTTCTGACACCCTTGACTACCTTTTGGTACTATTCTTAAATGAACCCTGGAGGAAATTCAACGCCAGCGAAAACTCCGGTATAACAACTTTCAATGGCACTCCAATATACGGTTCCTTTGATTACTAAACATCATCGACTATGTATCAACGATTTCTCAATAACGAGGACTACATGAGCCAGATTTCGGATGAACTGTTTGAACAGCTTATCCGAGGCAAGCAAATTCGTGTGAACCAAGCCGAAGAAGCTGCTGAGGCTTCCATTGTAGAATATCTCACCGATAATTACGAGGTGGAGAATGCTCTGGCAGTAGGCAAAAGCCTCCGTGAGTATAATCCTTGTATCACATATCCGGTAGGAGTTCACTTCTACTATGAAGGTAAGATTGTAGAAGCTCTCCGGTCCATCAACGGCATCAAGGCTCCGGCCCTTGTGGAATATTGGCGGGAATGTGAAGACATAACCCGCATGTCCCAGGAAGCCATAAGCGGATATTCTCAGTTGCTCAATTACCACCCTGGCGATTTGGCTGTCTATGCCGGAGTCGTTTATGAATGTCTGGAACACAATGGCTATGACTATGCAGATATACGAATCCCCGGCATTTCTGCTTGGGAGACCGTAGAAACATCTGTATGGGAGCCCAATCTGGAATACGCAGAATGGGATGTTGTTGAATGGGAGGGCCAATTCTTCGCTCTGCTGAGCCTTGAAGACATAGACCTTACCGTGAATCCTATGGAATCCGACAACTGGGGGCTCATCGGTCAGTATGACCCGGAATACGCATACGAGCTTAAAGATACAGAGTATGTAGAGTATGGGAGCCGGATATGGATTCCAATTCTATCTCCGACTGCCGATACGCTTCAGGAGGGTTACAATTTCCGTTATCACGACCCCCGCAATGCGAATATCAAGAAACACATGATTAAAATCGCGCTCTATGAGTTGCATAAGCTGATTTCCCCTAACAATGTCAGCACGGCCCGTATAACGGACTATGAGGCCACGATGCAGTGGCTACATGACGCCAACCGCTGCAAAATCAACCCTCAGATTCAGAGGAAGCTCGACGAGGAGAAAAAACCGGTTAGCGAAATCGCTATGGCAACCTTCCAGCGAGATTACGATCCAAGAAAAAATCCGTGGCAGATATAGTGCGACCGCCCGGAACGCCCCCGACAAGGTGCGAACCCCGACCGAATCTGGCCGGGGTTCGTTTTTCGTTGCTGACACGCTTTTATTCAGAGGCGCCCATAAATGCTGCCATGAGCCTTTCTCGGTTCTGCTGACTCTCTCCATTGTAGTAGTGCTGCTGGATTATCTCCACGCTTGTACCGGCGGCGTTGGCCACGTATGACACTGGGAGTCCGTGGTCTATGGCAACCGTGATGGCGGTATGTCGGAACACGTATGCGTACAGGTCGAAGCATAGTCCAAGCTCTTTACCTACAACCTTCAGCCATTTATTCAGAAACTCTCGAAATTTCTTGAACGTGTGGTCTTTGGTTGTGTAGGTCTTCTCCTTCTCGTCATCCATGATAGGGAAGATGTACCCGTCCTTTGACTGTCCCTTATACTTGTTAATGATCTGGCGCATTGCCGGAGTCACCGGAACTTCAACAGGACGGTGTGTTTTCTTGCGTCTGACGGCGATTGTGCCTTTCCGGGTAATATCCCTCCACTTGGCTTTGATGACGTCACAGGGCGCAAAGAATGAGTGAAACATGAAGACACAGAAGTCATAGTAGATCTCTACCATTCTTCGGTCCTTATATTGAGGCGTGATGTCTTCTACGCTCAGGTTCAAGAACGCTTTCAATTCGTCCGCTGAAAGTACGTCAGGCTCTCGGCCCTCGATGGCATATCGATCCGGATTATAGTCTGCAAATTTGAAGTCTCCTATCTGAGTGAGGTGGAACATGACATCTTTGTCCTTGCTTGCCTTTCCCAGCATAGCACGGAACTTCTTCGAGTGGTGAACATACGCTTTTCCTTTGGCAAAGATATTGGCAATCTGAACCATCTTGTTGTAATCAAGGGTCGAGAAAGCCATCGTCTCAAAACCGGGAATTTCTCTACGGCATTTCTGAAGGAGCTTGTAATAGCCCTCGTAGTTGCACCCAGCTTTGGCTTTCTCGCGTAGGGTCACTACTTCAAGATACTTGTCCACGCAGTTGACGTACTGAGCGACCGTCCAATCGGCCAGCTCCACCGGTTCTGTTCCGGTATGGCGCCGCTCGTTCTTGTAATAGTCGGATATTTGCCTGGCCGTGAGTTCCGGATGCTCCATAACGAGCTTCCAGTAAATCTGCTTGAAATCGGCCAGGGCCTGATTGTTTTCTTCGTGGAAAGGGGAATAGCCTGAGAACTGTTCCTTGTCAGCCTTCCAGTGCTTGAGGTCAGGAGCCCCCTTTAGAAGGTACTCTACATTCTTGTAGAACCGGTCCTTGTTTTCGGAAATTCTCAGGACGAGTGAGCCGGACCGGATAATGATTTTTAGTTTCACCATGACGATTCATGTTTTGAATGAAAATTATTATGATGAACCAATGAGTCAAATGAGTGTCTGGAGTGATAAATGATGCACACTTACGGTGGAGATTTCGAGGATAACACACCGTTTTTGCTCAAAAATGCACACTCGGAAATTTCGACTTAACAGTTTCCGTGTCCTTTCGGACTCAACTAAACAATAAGACTATCAGTGAATTACCGCTGTAATTCGTCTTAACAAGAAACGGTCTCTTTATCAGAGACCGTTTTTACAGGTGGTGCCACCAGCAATATAAATGTTAAATTATTATCAATCGGATTAAATTTAATTATATGCTAACATACTGATATTAAGCCGAATTAAACAATTCTCAATTTAGGCAGATAGCGGCTGT